AGCATTTACCAAAGTTATAGTTATCGTGCTCCCTGATCCGGCGTCCTCGGATACTATTAGTGATTTAACAACAGCAGTCTTAAAACTAGGCACTGTATATAGTGTCGTTAAATCTGTTGTAGTTAAATCTACTTTTTTATTTATAAAACTATTTGCCATTAATTTAAAAAGAAGTTTTCAGCTTCTACCTCATCCTTTAATTCTTGTTGAAACGTCGTGTTTAATTTTTCTACAATCGCATCAAGGTCTCTGACCTGTGCTTCTGCTGTACCTAAATCATATTCAGATGCAGGTCTAGTCAATACTTGTACTATCTTTGCCATTATCTACGTCCATCCGGTTGTATATCTAATCTAAATGTTCCTAGTTTCCAACTCTGACTAACCGCTGTGTTCTCTATCTTCAACGCTATCGCTCTTGCCCTTGCACGTGTATCAACTTTTTTTGTAGATGATGATACTGTAAATGGTCCAAGTGCAGAACTAGCCTGACTATCGTTTGGAAAATCTCTTAATTGTAATGTAACTTGTGTATTACCTGTTTGGGATATAAAGTCAGGTATAAATCTTCTTATCTTCATTATAAATTCACCATCTCCTCTAAGATCTGCAGATCCTGTAGTTTGACCTAAAGCAGTTGTTCTTTGACTAATATCAAAATCTCCAGATGATATATTTGCAGTTATCGCAGTTGTAGAACCACCTTGAACCTGATCAGTTCCTGTCTCATGTTGATAGTATATTGTTCTACCCTCAGTATTGCCCACCACATCAAAAGATGAATCATTGCTCGCAGTGTATTCTGTTGCATGTGGACTACCAAATACTGCAGAGTCTTGCCACATGGTTCTTGCAAGTGTACCAACAGTCCACACAGGTCTCTGTGGTGATGAATCAAAATAATTATAACACACCATTCTATTCACAACACTAGATCCTGTTGTTGGATAGAACCACATGACCTCACCAAACAGATTGTTTAGGCCCGCTGATACCATTTGGTTGCCAGACTCTAGATTTATGTTATCATAAACATGATCTTCTACCAGACATGGTAGTGATTCTAGTTTACCGGCATATCTAAAAAAACCATTTTCTGACATCCAATATGCGGAACCATCAACCTCAACACATGCGTTCTGTCCAACAAGTCCACAGTGTGTTCCAACTTGTGCAAACGCAAATGTAAATGGTTGACCAACAAAACGCATAGTAAACAAAGCCGTGTCAGTCCAAACAAGAATCGAATCTCTACCACGTATCGCTCCTCTGATCTGTGATCCGTCGGCCAATCTTTGTGTGCCAGCTGTATTGGTTGCTGTTGGTGTATATGTATTAATATCTTCCTGGTCAGAGAATCTTATAAACATATCATCTTGTGTTGATGTATCACCAATTGTTGTCTCTGTTCCAAAGAAAACCAAGTGACGATCTGGTGTAGATACCAACATGTGTCTTGATGCTGTTGGTGCGCCAGATATAATTGTGGCTCTTGTGTTTTCTGCTCCTGCTGCTGCAGAATTCCATTCAAATACAGCACTGTCATGTATGAGACAGATAGCTTTGTCACCAAAATTATCTAATGACCACATACCAGGTTCTAATACCAAGTCACCCGATGCTGCTTCACCCCATGCAACAAAATTTGTTGTGCTAGTTACGGTATCACCTGCACCATGAGATGCAGCAGTTGTTCCTCTGACCTCTCTTGTAACACCTGTTAATTCATTTGATGTGCTTATACCTGTATAAGATATCTCTTCTGTGCCTACTTTTATAAAATTTGTACCTGTGTCTGGAAACTGTGATACGTCTGCTAATATAATACCGGTTGTTGTTGAGGAGTTTATCGCTGCGGATAAAGTTGTTGTTGGTTCTCCTGCAACCTCACCACCAAAAGTTCCAAGTGACCAACCAAAACCTTTTGCCTGAACAGCTGGTCCAACAGGATAGTAGTGTTGCACTCTGATACCACCTGATGTTGTTGCACCAGATCCTGACTCTGCTGATGGCATCGTGATTGTGATAGTTGTAGCGTTAGGAACAGTGGTAACCATAAATTTTTTATCATTAAAATCTGCAGCTGCAAAATTAGAATTAGTAATAGAACTAAAACTGTCTAATAAAACTATATCCTGTGCGGATATACCATGATCTCCACTGAAAGTTATCGTAACAGATGTTGATCCATTGGTCGTAGTGAATGCGCTTGTAAGCGTTGTTGTAGATTTGATAGGGTGTATATCGTAATATACACCACCAGAAAACGCATATAAGATCCTGTTTGTGCCAATGATAGCATACTTTCTAGCTTTACTATTTACAAAATGGTGTAGTCCTCTACCCGCACCAGTTAAAGCATCATCTCCTAGTTGTTTCCAACCACCTATTTTTTCTGGAGTGCCATATCGAAATCTTACATTATCACAATCAATCCACTGGCCCTCTGCTCCAGTGGCCGTGAGCTGTTTGTTTATACCCGGTTGAAATCCTATTTTCTGTAACATATTTACCTTGCATTGGTTGGTACGCCGTTGCCATTAACATAAGAAGACGCTGCAAAAGCGATAAATATATATCTACTTCCTGATTTATTTATATTATTATGAGATGATCTAATTTTCACCCCATTAGAAAGAAATTCTCCAATAGAATTTGTGTCATCACTTTCAGCAACATTAGAGTTAGCAACCAAATTTCTTTGAGAGCCTCTATTAAATGTGTCTCTTTTATCATCTAAAATTTTCCACTCTTCTGAAGTTGTTTCTACATTTCTGTAAATAAAAAATGCGGGTTTAAATCCAGTGTGAATATATGGACCATACGCATTGCCGTTTCCTGTGTAAGTTCCAAATTTTGAAAAACCTTGTTTTTCTGCAAAACAATAAGCAATAAAATCATCTGAACTGTTGTTAGTATTTGCACTAGAACCTACTGAAAAAACAGAAGATGTTGGTGCAGTATCATTCCAAGCCGTCGCGTCATTATCTCTTGCAGAGGTGTCATTTAATATTAAACCATAATCTTCTGGTGCTGAAGCATCAACTGCTTTATGATAAACTCTCCAAGGTTGAGTTGCATCTCTATTTTTTGTAAAAATCCAAGCTGGTATTGAGCCTAATCCGTGCCCAATTGTAGCATTACTTCCTGTTCCTGTATAAGACACAATACTAAATCCAGCAGTAGTATTTGCAGAAACAGAACTTGTTATACTTCCATCAGAGTTTGATGATGCTGTTCCACCAGCTTTCCAATTCCAAGCACAATAAGTTTGTCCACTTTGATTTACTGCATTACCAGAGCCGACTGTAAAACCATCACTACCTATAGCACCAATATTATTTACATCTTCACTTTCAGCAGTAGTAAGATTTGGATATAATAATTTTGGATATGTTCCTGATCTTAATGTATCTACTAGTCTATGGTCGTAAGTAGTTGTTCTTCCTTTTAACCAGACCATATCAGGTGCAAATCCAACTCCCGTAATACTTCTTGATGAATTTCCATCACCTGTCCAAAGAATTGTGTTAAAAAAAATTGTTGGGTCGTCTATAGTTGTATAAGCCATTATCCAAACTCCGCTAGGTTTTTTGAGTTTATAGCATAAAAACCGCTAGGTACGGCATACTCAAAATTTCCATACCCATTAGCATCAGAATTTCCTGATGAAATTGAAAACGCTGGTGAACCAAAATTAAATGAGCCTTGTGAGCCAGTGTAATAATGAAATACAACAGGAGTGTAGGACTTACCTGCAACTATATCTGATGTTCCCCAAGTTTCGTTTGAACCAGCGGCAGGATCCCCAGAATTATAATAAGTTCCCTCTCTTGCAAACCAACATTTCCTATTATCTAGATCAAGAGCAAATGAAAGTACCTGATTTTGAAGCAGACCACCAGTAGAAGTAGCGTTAGAACTTCCAGCTCTGTGTATTGAATAGTTATTATTATCTCCACCACCTTGCACGTTATTAGTAAAACCATTATTAGCATCATAATAATTGCCAGGTAACCCACTTGCTGATACTAAATTTGCATAAAACTCTGCATCCATAAACCCTGGAATAATATAGTTTGCATGATTAGAACTTTCATTTTTCATCTCCCAATACCATTTGCCTCTTGATAAAACAAATGTGGCTGGACATCCTTCATTTGAGGAATTGTTACCATTGCCGTTAATTGTCAAATTTCCATTAGTGAAAATTGGAGTTGTGTCACTCGCTAAACTATTTAATATACACCCATTATTAGTACAAGTATCAGTAGATTGAGCTAGACTTGTTAAATTCTGGGCTGCTAAATGATTATCATTACCACTTGTGTCTGCACCTAAACCTGAACTATTTTGACTTGTTCCTGATTGTTTAAATTCACAATAAAAACCATTTGTGCCAAATGTTAAACCTGCTGCTGATATATCTTTTGGTACCCACACATTAGAAGTAACTGAATCAAATTCCCCAAATGATGTTGGGTCTAATGCACTTCCATCTATAAAAACGACCTCTGACATATAGCCATCAAAATTATTAGAACCAGCTTGTCCACCTACATATGTACCATTTGTATTTCTATTAAACTGTATTTGAGTATTTTGATTTGGATAATTAGATGTGCTAAATGAAGTTTCTTGTACTCCATTTACATACATTTTTATTCTATCGGATGCTGTGCTTTGTGTAGTATCCCATGCTACAACGATATGATACCAAGCAGAAACATCTCTAAATAATCTATTCGTGACTAGTGTTGAAGCAGTAGAAGCACCGACAATTAAATTATTGTATAATTGATCTTGATAAAAATTAAGAACATGCTTATCGTTTGATCCGTAATAACCATACAATAAAAAACTTTCAGCCCCTGGGTTAGTTCGTTTAACCCATGCAGAAAATGTTGCTTTGTAATCACTACCTGCTGTTGTCGTTCTATATAATTGATTTGTACTGCCATCATCAAATCTTAATGAGTTAGAAACATCATATCCTGTTTCTTTTATGGAGTTAGTTCCAGGTATAAGTAGTGACATTAAACCTCCTCTGGAAATTCTGCTAGTGGTCTTGTAATTGTTCCGTCTTCTTGTGTTGTGTATTCGTATAATGCTTTTAGTTCATCAACATTAGTACAAGCATCTATTTGAGTTTCCATTTCATTTGATTTGGCTCGAACATCTGCTCTAAATGTTGTGATATTACTTGGAACAGAATAATCAGCAACTTCACTTGCTTTAACTACATACCAATCTGTTGGTGCTAATAATCCTGATGCTTGTTGTTTTACAATTCTTTTCTTTTCAGTTTTTAAACCATAATTAATTACTTGATTACCATCATCATCTAAAATATTATTTCCATCTTCATCTACTGCGTTTTCATCATTTAATCTTTTAGGTGTTGCAGTTCCCCAAGACTCTGTGACTTGACCATCTGCAAATGTGTAAGATGAGTTTGTATTATTATAATATTCTGTATCTTTATAGTTTGTTTTATCTACTACTATTTCATAGATACCAATAGCTTCTTTTTCTGATTGTGACCATAACTGAAAAATTTTAGCTGGGTACCTTACATTATTAATAACTAAAGATTTAGGGTTACTTATAATTTGTTTTACTTCATTATTTTCTACTATTGCGTGCATATTTTAACTTTCACTTAAATTTAATGTTCTACCTACTTCTTGCCATACAGCACCATTGTATCTAAATACAAGAATATCTGTTTTACCATCTGTTGATGTAAATGTTGGTGCAGTTGATGCTGCAAACTCGAAGACGGTATTGAAGGCAATTGTGTGAGAACCGTTATAATTAATCTCTAAACAAATAAATGAACCCTCAACTGAATTAGTTGGTGCAGAGAAAGTAGTATTTTCTGTTGTTAGATGGTATGCGTTTGGTTTTGCCTGCACATCCCAGGCCACGGCATTTGATGATGATGTTAGTGCCTGTTGTGGAATATAAGCCAGATCATTAAATTTAATGTATCCAGCTCCTTTTGCTGTAAATTCTAAACCAACATTTGTATCACCGCCTGATGCAGCAATAGCAGGATTGTTTCCTGTTGCAGCATTGGTTACTTCTAATTCATTAACTGCTGAAGCTGTTGTTTGAAATATGATTTGTTCGTTTCCATTTGCATCTGCTATGAAACCTGCATCTGCAATTTTTGGAGCTGTTAGAGTTTTGTTTGTAAGTGTAGCAGTTGAGGTTGCTGAAACTAGTCTAGCATTACCACCAGTGCTAGGAAGAGTTAAAACATTACTAGCAGACTCTGAGTGTGGTGCGGCTACTATTTGCTGACCATGCGAATTATTTTCACAATTTAACTGAAGAGTACCTTGATTAGTATTACCTTTAATAGTTACATGTCCTGTACCATTTGGTGCTAAATCTATATCTGCATTTGATGTGGTTACAATATCTTGACCATTCATATCAAGATCACCACCTAGTTGTGGAGATGTATCTGCAGCAACACTCGCTATACCTAAAGCTATTGTATCAATATTAGGGTTAGTGCTATCACTTGCAGTTGCAAATACAATAGCATCACCTTTATCTGTGGCCGAAAAAGTAAACGAGTCTCCTGAACCAGAAGCATATTTAAATTGAACTGTATACGCACCTGATGTTGAGTTTCTTAAAAAATAAAAAGTTTGTACATCTAAAGGTATTGTTACAATCTGATTACCTGTGATTGTTCCTGTAAACTCAATCATTCTGTGAGATAATTCTGCACCAGTTGATCCATCAGAAACAGCTAAAGCAGTTGTCTGCGCACCACCTGCTATTGATTTAGCAACATACCCACCAGATATCTGTTCTATAATTTGTAAATTAGTATTAGTCTTCGTTCCCCATGTACCGGCATTTTCACCAGTTGCTTGAAGTTCTACCCCTAAAGGTGTAAATGTTGATGCCATAAATTTTTATCTCCTATGCAGCGTCACTATAACTTGTATTTGATCCAGTTGCAACATCCGAATAAGAGTCATTCGAACCTGTTGAAACATTACTATAAGACGTATTTGAGCCAGTGTCAACATCACCATATGCAAAGATATCTACAGCTCCTACACTAGACGTTATTGAAAAACCGTCTAATCCTATGGTGATATCGGTTAATGATATAGATCCAACATTAGCGTTAAATGATTGACCCGTTAATCCTAAGCCCTCTTCTATTGTCAGAGAGCCAACGCTAGATGTCATGCTTAGACTTGATGGTTGAGCCACCGCTCCACCTAATCCTATAATAGTTCCCTGAGCAAATGTAGACTCTAATCCTGATGGCTGAACTACATCATTAGGTATTATAACACTACCAACACTGGCACTAAATTCTATTCCTGTTAATTGTGCCTCTTGTGAAGAAATACCCTGTGCAGTTCCTTGTTCGGATGTTATTGATAGACCAGAAAGTATTGCTGTTTCGTTTGGTGCTTTTGCTGTCCCTTGACTTGCAGTAAACGATTGGCCTGTTAGACCAATAGTCATGTCGTTAACTGTTACAGATCCAATCGCTGATGTTGTTGATTGACCAGTTAGTCCAACTTGCATGTCGACCACGGACACTGAACCAATAGAGGATGTAATAGATAATGTATCGTCTATAACAACAGGAACAAAAGCTTCACCTTGTGAAGATGTAATTTCAAAACTTGATGGAGTTATAATTTGATCTGGAACATCAACAGAGCCAACATTAGACGTAATAGATAAACCAGTTGGAAATATTGTTTGATCTTTTAATTCACCCCACTCACCATCATTCCAGGCTTGTGCACCCCAACCTGTTTTTAAAGTTGTGTCTGCGTTCCAATAAGCTTGGCCCCAGGTGAACCTGCCCCATCCTGAAGTAGTCGACATGGTCGACCTCCTATGCTAGTCTGATTATTGCTGCTGTAGCGTTATTGTCTGGAAACTCAATTTTAAAAGTTCCATTACTTGCAGTCTTGTCACCACCAAATGCAATAACACAAACAGCATCAGTTGTTCCTGAACCACCATCTGTTGTTGTGTTATAAATTAATGCACCGTTTGCAGTGAAAGAAGCAGAGCTATAAGTTACATCACCAAAATCTGTGAATGCAGTTGTGCTTGTTAATCCAACTCCAGTGTTAGTTAAAGTTGCACCGCCTGCAGTATAAGCAGTTCCTGATGTGTTTGTAATTTCATTTGAAGTAGAATAGTCTGTTGTAGCAGCACCTAAAGATGCAGAGCTTGTAAATAATGCAAGTTTAAAAGTGTGACCACCTGAAGATTCAAAACTGTGTTTACCTTGTAAAAGTTCTTGTTTAAAACTTGAACATATTGCTGATGTTATTGCCATAATTTAATCTCCTACGGGTTTGCTGAGTTAACTGGTATTCTAACTGCACCATCTGTGTAGTCATCTCTTCTTCTTCTACCAACTTGCTCGTTAGCAAACTTCTGTACCTCTTGTTTATATTTATTTTCGTATAAAGTCAACATATCTACTGGACCTTTTAAAAACCCGTATGCCTCTGATAAACAGCAATATAAAAGACCATTTGGAAAATTAAGACTAATGTAATTAGTATTATCACCCTCTAAAAGACCTGCCATTTTATTAAAATGAACTCTAAATCTATAAGTTGTATTTGGCACTGGAGCTACAAATATTCTACCAGATGTAGTATCTGTATTACCGGTTGCACCACCAAACATAGCATAATATTTAGGTTGACCTTGGGCTGCGGAGGTTCCTGTTATATCCTGATATTCTTGAAGATATGTCATATCCTTCTTTTCTAACCATCTATTAGCCCCTGTAATTTCTGATCCTGCCGTGTCATAAACTTGTATACCTCTTATAAATAAACAACCTGCCGGAGCGTTTATAGATTCTTGTCCAGCAACAAAATTACCTAATTGTTGTTTTCTATCTGCATCAATAGGGACATCTCTCATTATTCTATATTGAGCATTTAAAATAATATTTTCTAAAACAGAATCTGATAAAACATTAGAGTCTGTTTCAGTATAACTTCTTATCTGTGTTTTTAATCCTGATGCACTTATTCCTGACATTATATTTCTCCTGCTACTTCCTTACAAATAG